ATTCGATTTGTTAGGAGACCAGCACGAAGAGGTCGTAAAAAATCTTTACAGTTTGATACATCTGTGTTAAATAGTAAAGATTTGTTTAAGGTGTTACAAAATGACGGCTGCACCAGCAAAGGAAAAGCGTAAAGAGGAAAGGGACAATATCTTCGTTGAAATGCTATACAACCTTATTGTATACATTCCAGTATTATTTTTTTCCTGGATTATAGATAAATTTTCAGATTGAAAACTTAGCAGATAATTTCTTAGCAATCTTTTTAGCAGGGGAAAACAGAGGTTTAAATCTCTTTTGTCCCTCTTTTGTGAACTTGTCTGCAATCACATCGTCAATAATAATCTTGTTATCAATCTCATAGAGAGCATTGATTTCAACTTGGTCACGAATATATTGCTCTACATTATCGACCTGCTCTACAAGTCTAGTGCCAGTAGCAGAATATTCAAAGACATCAATATGACCACCTTCTGCTAGGACATAATGCAGAACGGGTTTAACTTGTTTAATTTTAATTTTGAATTTCTTTTTAGTTGCTTCTTTGATGAGTGGTTCTGCTGCATTTTTAATTGCATTAAGTGCAGTAGATGCAACCATTGTAGATGCAGTTGTAACTACTGCGACAGCACCAGCCGTAGCAACAAGAGAAGGATCAGGTAAATTAATATTGATTCCACCGACAGTAAAGGTTGGGGTAGTTGGTTTATCTGCAGGTATTTCTGCTATTGGAGTTTGGGGTTGTGCAAGTTGTTGAATAGCAGGAGGAAGTTCTGGTGGTCTATTGTCTGGTAATCCCCTTTCTTTTGGTTTTTCTTCTTTTTTTTCTTTTTCGCGTTCTGCTCTTACGGCAGCATCAAACTCTTCCTGTGTTGGTACATCAATAACAGGATAGGGTATTCTTGGGTTTGGTACATCTATGATTGGTACTGCCAATCCACGCACAACTGGATTTGGAGTTGAATGAGTTATAGGGGGTTCAATAGTTGGAATAATTGATAAAGGATCAATGCCAACCGAAGGAATCTGATTAGCATTGATTGTTGTCTGTGCTATTTTGGCATTCCCAAAAGTAGGAATGTTTTCAATCATTTATTAAAGATCTCCTCTTTGGAATGGTTTTTCCTCATCAACCTTTGCCTCAAGTGCCTCAACTCTTTCTTCAAGTGTTGAATCATCGGAATCTTCTCCATATCCAGTCTGGACTAGAAAATTTTCTTCCGAATTTTCTTGGGATTCCTCATTCCAAACTGGTTCAATCTCTCTCGGAGAGGGTGGAGTTTCTACAAACTCTTCTCTCTTTGGTTCTTCCTTTTTATCATCATCATCATCACCTTTCTTCATAGTATTGATACCAAAGGTAGCAGCGGATGCTGTGAAGACCGTAGCAATAAAAGTTGGGTCCATTTTAGAAAGCATACCAGCATAACTTGCAGTAAGAAGAGCAGCTGCCCATCCAAGAATAGCAACACGGATCACAGTGTTCATACATGCCTCTCTTTTTTTAGCCTTAATGTTTTCCATTTTAGTTGGTAAGTGAAGTTAATTTTTTTTCCAAGCTTCACCTTCTGCCTTTCTTCTACGAGCAAGTCCTGCTTCTACATTTGAACCAGGATTACGATAGAGGAATAGTGCATCGGGAACTAAGTCCCATTCTTTATTCTTCAAGCGTTTAGTAATAGTATTAAAGTTATCGCCACCGTAAAAACCGGCACCAAGATTATAAGCAAAGCTGAGCAGAGCGCCTCTTTTTCCATCTGACATTTCATTCCAATGTGGGATTTTACGAAGTGCAGGAAGGAATTGATTCTTGCACTGACTGATTAGCAGTTCATCTGCTTCTTGTTGGGTAATCTTATCACCCATTTGGAATGGTTGCCCATTCTTATTTCTAGTTGAACCCCAACCAATTGTTATTGGAAGTCCACCAGTTAATGGATCGGGATAAGCATTTAAATGGCATCCTTCGAATTCCTTGATTAACTTGATTCCCATCATTGGGACATCATCACCACCACTTGCGGCAGCAGGAGCAGAAGCACCACCGCCGCTACTTACTTTCCCAGAGGTTTACCACAGTGTGGGCATACATCACCAGCGGGGGAAGAAGATGTTGAGGTTGACCCACCACCCTTACCTCTGTAAATATCTGCCCAAGCAGCATCGTCCTCAAGATAATCATTTGGAAGATTATCTTCTAACCATTGTACTGCTTTAACATGACTTGGGTTTCTGTCATCGTAAAATTTGAAAAAGTTATGTAAATCAACTCTTGCCATCGTTTCCTCCTGTATCTGGAAAATAAATTTTGAAAAGTTCTGATGCTTCTTTAATTTTACCTTCTTCGTTAAGTTTTTTAACTAATTGTAAGATTTTTCTTTTAAAATTAGTCGAAGATCCTTCCCCACCCATCATTACCTCCTGGACACCAACGGTGCTTTAATACTGCTTTGGTATAAATTGTTTTCTTACCGTTAGTCACAGGACCAGAATAATTATCATTCAATGAGCCATAAGGATCATTTACATAATATCCCTTTCCATCTGGAGTTTTGCCAATAACTACACACATGTGTCCTCCGGTAGGATTAGATAAAGAACCCCTATGAAGAATACCAATAACAACAGGCTTACCCCTATCAAGACTCTTATCAATGTCAGCAAAGGAAAGATTGTAGCTAAAATGAGACTTAACTCCATATCCTGCAAGAACCTTTGTCTGTACGGAGTGGTCAGTCGTATCACCAATTGCGAATACTTTCTTAACGTATTCATCATCACCTTTAATACTTCCCGGCTTGAGGAAAGCTAGACACATAGCACAAGATGAACTATTGCAAGTTCTATGTGCATCTCTATAATTGTCTACTTGATTAAAGTAGGGCACATCGAGAACCGCAGGTGTTGGTGGAGCAGTTCTAAAAATACTTACCCAATCAGATTCAGAGTCATCCATGAATCTTTCTGGAAGATTATCCTCCAACCACTGAACCGCCGCTACGTGGTTAGGGTTCTTATCATCATAATACTTAAAAAAGTTATGAAGATCTAGTGTCATATGACCTCTTTCGGTTAATCCACTTTCCTATTTATTTGAGGAAAAAATTAATATCTGTATTCTTCTATTTTGTCAAGTATTTTATTGAGGTACTGGTGAGCTAACCATTTTGGGTCATATCCAGATTTATCCATCCACTCTTTATCCAATTCAGATTTTATTTTTAAAACATCACATTTTATTATTTCTTTTGTTAATTGTCCTCTTGGCATATACAAAAAAACTCTGCTCCTTATATAGAAGCAGAGTCTGATTAATATTTTTTTACTTCAAACGGTTTGCAAACTTTGTGCGGTTTCCCTAACAATAGAGTTTAAATAGTCAAAGACTTTTTCAGGAGTGCTATTTTCGTATGGGTCAGTGTCTGCATTGTCTCTCATACCATCTTCAACAAATAGCTTTTCAATGACTCCATTATCAATAACAGCGGCATAACGCCAAGAACGTTGACCGAAACCAAGATTTGATTTCGTCACAAGATATCCCATCGAACGAGTGAAATATGCATTGCCATCAGGAATAAGTTTTACATTCTTGATGTTCTGGTCTTGTGCCCAAGCATTCATTACAAACCCATCATTAACAGAGATGCAGTAAATGTCGTCAATGCCGAGACCCAAAAAGTCGTCGTATTTCTCTTCGAATCCAGGAAGCTGATAGGCACTGCAAGTAGGAGTGAAAGCACCAGGCAGACTAAAAATGACAACACGCTTCCCATCGAAAAGTTCTGAAGATGTGCGATTTACAAATTCTCCGTTCTCACGGAATACAAATTCCACTTGAGGAATAATATATTTCTCTTTACGCATAGGAACCTCCCTAGTCGTTTCTTCTTTCTTAAAAATATTAAACATTAATAATTTTCCCCATTAATTAATTATTTTAGATATTCACCAAACTCCAGGAATTACCTGTCCAGTGGTTGCATAAGCACCAACAGCAGCAATAAATCCAATCATTGCAGCCATTCCATTAATACGCTCTGCGCTTTCAGTAAAAATTTTATTCATTGTTTTTCTCCTTGATATGGATGTTTTTGTTTAAGTTCAGGATTTAGGTTAGATATTTGTTTTGGAGAACGTGTTTTATTTTTAATTACAATAAAAGCATCGTTCTGATAGGTAATTGTTCCAAATGGTTTTGCCCATTTGGGATTTGCATTTGGACTGGTAGCAGTTCCTGTTACTGCTACTCCACCAATTTCAACAGAGATGTCATCATTGGCATCCCATCCAAGAGTTTCAAGGGCAATAGAGAATTGCCCAAGCATATCACCAGTGCTCACAGATTCTCTTCCTGTTCAGTAAGGATTACACAATCGCTAGTGGGATATGCGACACAAGTTAGCACCCAACCATCCTCAAGTTGTTCATCATCAAGGAATGATTGCTCCTCATTGTCTACGGTGCCAGAGATGAGTTTTCCTGCACAAGCCGAGCAAGCACCTGCTTTACACGAAGAAGGAAGGTCAACACCTGCTTCTTCTGCTGCTTCGAGGATGTACTGGTCATCGGGACATTGGATTGTGGTTTCAGTTCCATCGGGAGATTGAAGAGTGATATTAAAGACAGTCATTAGTAAGTCTCACAAATTTTTTCTACGGATGCTGCCAACAAAACAAAAAAGGCAACAGATGTTATTGTAAAGATAATTGAAGTCATTGTCAATCAATCGTCAGAAGATGCCGAAGAAGAATTTGCCAGTGATAGCATAAGAAACAAAACCAGCAATAATACCGACCATTGCCCAGCGCCCATTAGTTCTCTCCTTTACTTGATTCGGAGTTAACATTCCATAATTCTCGTAATACATTGTGGGTTCCTTAGCAAACATATTCTGTTGCCCAAGTTCATTAGTTGTTACGGTCATTTAAGTT